AGCTAAGAAAGAATATAATAAACCTACAAAGTCTTCAGCTGATGGTGGTACAAATAAGTTTTTAAAGAAGTTACCTTTTTTAGCACCTCTTGCCCTAGCTGCGGCATCGCTAAATCTTGTTTCTGATTTAACACCTTTTGTTTCTTGTAGTATATCATTAAAGCTTTCGTCCATAGTTCTACTAAACTGTATAAACGCTTGTTGTACATCAGATTTAACGTCGATCTGATTAAGTACATCTTGTACTGCTTTAACATTTTTATAAGCATCATCTGCAAAGTAGAAATTATTATAACCTTCAGCAGCTTTACCTATTATCCAGTCTGACTTAGCCTCAGGTCTACCGTCTGCTAAACCAACTATGTTTTTCATAGGTATGTTTAATCCCATACCTTTTAAGAAAGCATGTATTGCTATAGCTGCTTCTTGTGGTCTAGCTGTTAAAACAAATATATCTTTACTAGTAAACTTATCTTGTCTTCTTGTAGCTAAATCAAACAATGGACCTTTTTTACCATCTATAACTTGACTAAATTGACTAAAATCAAATATAGCTCCTGCAGCTTCAAGATCAGCAGACTCAAGAGCAAATCTTGTAGCGTCTATTTCCATGGTTTTACCATCAGGCATTTTAACTATAACCATGCTGTTTGTTTGTGCTAATGTATCATCAAAATCAAATACACTTATACCTTTTTCTTTTTTATTAGGATCTCTAGCTAGCTCTATAGCTTTATTTAGGTTTTGTTTTTGTTGCGAGTTTCTACTAAACTGCATACCACTTCTTACTATTGTGTTATTTGCAACATCATAAAAAGATATACCTAAACCCCTATATCTTTGACCAGGACCAAATATACTCATGCCTGGTCTATAATTAACACCCATAAAGCTTTCGTTACCTCTATTTTTTAGTATAGTATCTATACGTTTAGGTAATATAGAAGTATCATAACCACCACCTATTTCTTGTGAGTTTATTTCTTGTTTTAAAACATTTAAACCTTTACCAGTCATTATATAATTATAAGTTAAACCTTTTATATAATCAGCAGGTTTCATATGTTCTAAAACACCTGGATCATTCATGTTTGCAAGACCCATTTTGTATAGTTCCTGCATAGTTAATACTTTGCCAGTTACAGGATCACATGGTAAAAATCTAGGACCAGCTATAGCTTTACCTAATCCAAACATGTTACCAAACATACCACCTAACGCGGCTTCTACACCTGTAGACGTTATAACTCCAGAAGCTATACCTTTTCTAAGTATATCAATTACTTTAAAAAATATTTTTCTATCTTTTAATGAGCTGTCGTATAGTTTTTTAGCAAAGTCTTTTTTGTTGGCATCATCTAACGCATTAAACTTTTTACTAAAAAACCATGATTTATCTGTTTGGTTTGAGCTTCTAAACTTACCTTCTGTATTTTCAATATCAAAGTTAGTGTTCATGTCTTTTGTATTAGCCGCTAAGCTATACCTTGGTTGTTTAGTCTCACTAACAACATCAGACTCCAATATAGTTAAACCTATTTTATCTTTCACTTTAAACCCAGCTAATCTAGCAGCGTTTGTAGCACCTTGATATATACCTCTTATAAATTCATCTACAGTTAAATTATCTCTAAGTAACCTTATAACAGCTCTACCTTCATTTATATGGCCTAGGTTTCTTTGGTTGTGTCTAGTTTTAATACCTAGCATAGCATTAACAAAACCAACGCTAACATTACCGTCTGGATCTATAATAAAATCAGACAATGTTTTAGCTGCTTCATCAATACCTTTTTGCTCTACTATAAACTCTATGTTTCTTTTTAGCTCTTTATGTTTAGACGCTAGTTCTTTAGCTATAGCTTTTTTAGTTTTAGTATCTAAAAACTTTAAGTTATATAATATAATATCTAAAGCTTGCTGCACCCAATTACCTTTAATCTCTCCGTTTTTCCATTTAACATAAGAGCTTTTAAAAACATGCTTAGCCATTTCAGAGCCCATAAGCTCTTTAACATTATCAACAGCATTGTTTTCAAACATGGTTTTACTAAACTGTAACGTTTGATCAAAGCCTCTAGCTTCACTAACTTTTCTGTCTTGTGCTTTAGCAATATCTTTTATTAACTGTTGTAGTTGAACTTCTGGTACTAATGCTACATCACTTATCTCTAATATGCTAGCTATTTTTTCTAAAAAGTTTTGATCAGTTGATAACCTACTAGTTTCATTAGCGGCAAACTCTTCCGCCATAGCTAAAGCTATACCTTTTTGTCTTTCAATTAATGTAGTATAACCACCTTTTGTAAAGAAACTATTAAACTCTTGTTTAGTAGGTTTAGTCATTTGGAATATACCTTTACCTACAGCTGTTTGTTCTCTACCTAATTTTTTTAGTTTAAATAGTTTGCTATAACGTCTTTTGATAGTTGATAAAGGCATTGACCTTACAAACATCTCATAAGACTGATCTAAGAAGTTTTGATACTCAGGGCTTATAACAGTTTCACCTTTTACCTTTGAAACTTTACCCATTTGCTTTTTAATAACGTCTCTAATTACAGTTTTAACGTCTTCATCTATAGATTTAACTACTTCGTTTACGTTTAAACCTTTTCTAGCATTTATACTTACGTTAGCAGCCACCCTTTTAGCTACTTCAGTTTTCATAGCTGGCGTGTAAAATTCTTCACCATCTATAGTTAACTTTTCAAAGCTAGTTATTTTTCTAGCTTTTGGACCTTGTGGTTTAGTTGTTTTTTGATCAGCTGTTTTAGTAGCTACAGATTTTTTTAAAGTACCTTCCTGTGTCTCCATACCTTCTAACACTGCATCAGGTATAAAGTATTGAGTAACTTCTTTTGATCTATTTTTAAAAAACGTATTTATATAAGCAGCAACGTTACCGTATTTTTGCTTTTCTTTAACAAAGTCTTGTACTAAACCTAATACGTTTCTAGCTTTAGAGTCTTGTCTTTGACTAGGTATTTTGTCATATAGCATCATAGCTATAATATCCTCTTTGTTTTGGTTTAAAACATCTTGTTGATCTAGTGTAAGGTTTTGACCATCTCTAAGTTGTTTAAACACAGACTCAGCCATACCTCTATATTTTTGAGCTATTTCAAAACCAGCTTGTGTTTTATCAGGTGTGTTATCGTATATTTGGTTTATTTCAGACACGTCTTCAGCTCTCGACATTTGCATGCTGCCAGCTGTACCAACTTCACCAACCTTTCTACCAGTCTTTTGCTCTGCGGTAGTTATAGCATCCATAGCCTTTTGGCTAACTTTACCTTCTTGCTTTATACTTGTATTATACTCTTTTAAAAAGTTGTATACATCTCTACCATTGTCAAATGATATATTATCAAAGCCTTTACCTACAAAAAATCTTTTTATAGCTTCACCTATTTTTTCAAATAAGTTTTGATCATAGTTTATATCACCGTTCTGTATACCGTCTGAAAATATATTTAAATACTCAGTATCCCACGTAGAAGGATCATAGTTAGCTTTTAATCTATTCTCTACGTAAGCTTTTTGTTTACTTGTTAATTGCTTTTTAAAATCACTAACTATTTTACCTTGCTGTTTGGTGTCACCAATAGCAGCGTTTAGTACTGGGTGTAAAAATTCGTGACTAGCAACTGATACAGTACCTACTTTTTTAGCTTGTGTTTTGTTTATAAATATTTGACCATCACCAACAAAAACACCGTCACTACCTATAGCTTGTGATTTAGCTTCTTGAGGTGTTATGCCTTGATTTTCAGCTATTTTGTTAAAATAAGAGTCTTCGTCTTCAAATACATCAATTTTTGTACCTTTTTTAGCAGCAGCACCTCTAGCAGCTTTTAAATTTTTATTAAACGATGCTTCAAATTTATCATCTATTGCGTTTGCTACAGCTTGTTTTCTTTGCTCTACAGTAGCATCAATTTCAGCACCTTCATATTTAGATGTTATTTCTTTAATACGTGCTTTTAAATTATTTAGCTTGTTTTTACCAGAAACAGTTTCATTACCCTTCAACCCTGCAACTTGTTTTTCTAGTTTTATAAGTTCTGCTCTATCATTAACATCAGACACTCTACTGTCTATATCTTGATCTATAGATATATTTTGTCTTCTGTTGTTTACAACTCTTTCTACTGCAGGTGAGTTTTCTACTTTTATATCAGCAGACACATAAGCCTCGTCGTCCATCATTTTAAGAGCATCGTTAAACTCTCTACCATTTAATGTTTGACCGTTTATAGAGTACTTAGGTGCACCTTGAACTAAAGCTTTACCAGCAGATATACCTGTAAATGTTTTATCTGCAAAACCTTCAATCATTATTTCTTCAAGATTCATCTCTTGACCAGCAGCTTTTTGACCATAATATTCACTAGCCATACCACCACCTGTTTCTAACGCTGCAACAGCACTAACTCTAGCTGCACCAGCTAAAGCACTTTTAGTTGTACCAGCAACTGTTTTAAATGCAACACCACCTACACCACCTGACACAGCACCAACTACACCATCAATAGCTCCTATGGTTATACCTCTTGCTAATGCTTTGCTTTTTACATCATCAAAGGCTTCTTGATTGTTAGTTAAATTTCTAACCCATTTAAACCTTTCATCATCTGTCATTGATCCCCAGTTTAAACCTTCTTTTTGAGCAGCTTCTTGCATTAGCTGAGCTGTTGTCATACCAGTTTCCATAGCACCTGATAATCCACCAAAAAAACCACCTAAACCACCACCAACAGCACCAGCGCCAGCTCCAAATAAAGCTAATGGCCCACCAATTGATGTTAATGCCGCACCTGTTCCGGCTCCTATAGCAGCTCCACCTCCAGATGCCGCAGCGGCTGTGCCAAAAACCTCCTCACTATCATAAGCAGCATTAGCCATTTGAACTAAAGATTGCGTGGTGTATTGAGCCATGACGCTTGGGTTTTTCCACCAAGCTGCTAAAGTACCACCTATACCACCATACTTGTCTTTGAGCTCATTGAACTCTTGAGAGAACGAAATCATTTCATCTGTTTGACCAGAGCTTTCCATGTCTCTTTGGGCAGCAAGAAAATCTTTAACTTGCTCATCTGTCATATCGTTTCCGTACTTAAACAGATCAAAAGCTTCATCTACACTTCTACCTGCTTTAGCACCAGCACTTCCAGCTCTATAAAAGTCACCAAAAAAATCTGTTACTTGGTTTTTACCAAACGTATCTTCAAGCCAAGTGTTTTTCTCTTGTGTGTTTTCAAAATCGTCAGGATCTACTAATTCCGAAGAACCACTTGCCGATTGTGAGGCCGTATCGTTTACTGACCCCGCAGTTGCCTCCACATTTACAGGGTCTGATGTCTTTCCCGCTATATTGAATTGCGATTTAAAATCATCAAAAGACTTTGTATAGTCTCCTGCTTCATTTAAAGCTGTATATAACTTTTCAGATGTTTCTGGTGTACCAAATTGCGATTGAAAGTCTTCAAAAGTTTTGGTGTATTTACCGTCCTTATATAATTGATTATATAGTTTTTCCATTTAATTATAAATTATCATAATCACCACTACTTTCATTGGTAGTTGGCGTATCTAATTTTATTTCACCCCAATAATTTTGTGGTATACCTTCGTGGTTATATATCTTAGTTATATCAGCTGGATTATTAGGATCTATTGGAAGAAAAACATTAGTACCTTTCGTGTAGTAAAACTGTTGTTCATCTTCGTCAAATAACATCTCGCCTTTTATAACTCTACTTATAGCATCAAGCTCACCATCAGCTAGTAAGCTATAACCTTGTGAGATATTGTTCATCATCGCGTTATATTTTCTATCTGACTGCGTACCACCTCCACCGCTAGTTGTTGTCTTAGAAGTCTTGTTAACATATCCAGAATTAGCGCTATCACTAAATATATTCATGTAGCTATTGATAACTTTGTCTCTAAGCTCAGATGTTCTGTTAGGATCATGCAACAACGCTTGATCTGTTATACCTAAACCACCTTCAATTATAAAATCATCTGTAGCTAGCGACATAAGCTCATCTCTATCTTGAGTTAAACTTTTTAACTTATTTTTAAGTAATAATCTTTTTGAGTTAGTTAACCTTTGACCAGAGTTATATAGTGATTCATTTGTTTCTAGTATAGTAGTAGCACCCTTATTATTTTTAGATACATAGTTAGGTAATTTATGAAAATCAACAAAACCTTCTTCATTTGTAAATGTAATATCACCACCATCAGAAAACTGCATGTCCATAGTATCAGTGTACACATTACCTAATAAACCTATTTTTTTACCATTATTACCATTACTTAAATTACCATTATCAACATCATCTATCCACTGATCTTTGTATGATTTAAAGTTAGTTAGGTTGTCATTTAAATTAGCAAAAGCATTTTCAACTTCTTGAAACTTTTGTTTATAGTGTATTATAGACTGAAAATCACCAGCTTGTTCTGCTAGAGCTATTTCATTAGCATAATCTGCAGCTTCTTGCTGCTTTTGTTTACTCCAACTTTGTATTGCAGCTGAGTATTTAGCTGGTACTTTAGATGTTTCAACACCATCAGGTATTGCATCCATGTAACCTATAGTTCTACTTATAGCTTGTTGCTTTTCAGCTTCAGCTCTTCTAAGCTCAACATCAGCCTGTTTAGCTTGTTGAGCAAACATATTCTGCACATTGTCTGCATAGTTGATCTTTTCAGGTGCACCAGACGGCCCTGCTAGATCTTCTAAATGCGATTGTGATATTGTTCCTTCGTAAGCCATAATTTATTTTTTTAAGGTCTTGCATTAGCGCCACCTGGTAAGAAGCTAGCTCCCATACCAACCATTTCACCAACACCACCCATTATACTGTTTGTAGCTGCTTGTCTAGCTTGATTAGCCGCGCTTAGTCTTTGACCAGCTCTACCTAACATACCTGAAACTTTACTAGCTTCCATTTGTCTAGACATCATTTCGCCTTTACGCTCTGCTTGTTGTATTTCAGCTGCTTGACCTGCTGCCATTTGTTGATTTTTTGCCTCTTGTTGACCTATACTAGCTGTTGCAGCTTGTAAGTTTTGTGATTGTTGATTAGCCATTGATTGAGCTAAAGCAGCTATACCACTACCTCCCGCTGCTCCTTGAAGATTACCCATAGTATTAGCTAGAGCTTGCTGCTGTTGTCCAGCTAACATCTCTGCTTCCTGTGTATTCACTGTAAGATCCTCGTAGGTGTTTTCTAAGTTTGCATACGGGTTTGAGGTATCCATACCTTCTAACCTCTGTAACTGCTTGTCATAATTCGCTTGAGCAGCTCTCTGCTCACGTTTTCTTTTCTTAGAGCCAATAATTCCTCCGGCTATGCTAGTAAGGGCTTTTACACCGCCTACTACTAACTGTGGTGGTATTGCCATAATTCGTGTTTTTTTAAGTTATCTTTATTATTTTATTATTACATGTTATTTACTACTTATAACTGTTTCACTGCTTAAGTGAAAGATCTCTGACTCTATGTTAGAGTTGTTTATCATTTCAACTTCTGCAAAGTAACCTGTTATACTAGCAACGTTCACTCTATTATCTTTACTAAACAATATAAAATCTGTACCTGATGGTCTAGGTGTTGAATCAGATATGTTACATGTTATAGAATATGTACCTACAGCTGTTATAGATCCCATTTCAATTATAGAACCACCAGTTGTAAAACCGCCTACAGCACTAGTGCTAGTGTAGTAAGCTATATCTCCAACTTGTACCGAGTCTTGTATTGGGTTTGTAAATGTTAATGTTATACTTGCCATAGTTTATTTTTAAGGTGTTCCACAGAATCCTGCAGAAGAAATTACGCCTGTTGAGCTAACAGTACCATACGCTCCGCTTCCAACAAAAAACTTATAAACGTTTCCATTTCCTACCAGAACTTGTGTTTTATCTGAATCTATATATACTTTCTTACCGTTAGTAAATACGTCATCTTCAAAGTAAGCTAAATTATTTGAATTTATACTAGACTCAGGCGTAGAACATGCTGGTCCAGATGCTTGAGCAAACGCATATCCAAAAGCAGAGCTAAACTCTGTTTGATGTATATTCCATGCTGTTCCAGATGTAGGAGCAAGAACTCTTAAGTAAGCTGTATAGGCTGTAGTTGCTGATTTAGTGTAATATAAACAAACATTACCGTCTTTTCTATCTAAACCGGTTGTTAAAGATGTAGCGGTGTTACTTGTAAACACACCCGCTTGAACACCAGTTTGAGTATTTTGTGTTCCAGAGGTGTTTCTTGATACACCTAAAGACGTTGTATCTGCTGGATTACTTGATCTATCAGTTGTGTCTACAGTTACAACAGTATCTGAAACTATTATGCTTTTGTTAGCATTACCTGTTTTATCCCAGGCAGCGCCAGGTTCTCCTGAGCCAGTTGCATTACCTCCACTACCTACATACGTATATTCATTAGCACCTGTTGTAGTTCCATTAGTCGGACTTGACATAGAAACACTATCTCCAACATATAAAGAATCTGCAACAACTTCCATATCAGCTAAATCGTTAGACGCACCAGCCGTATCAAACAATATTTGAAATCTATCAGGTACGCCTTGCGCATTAAAATGTACTTTTAAAGTACCAGCGTCTGTACCAAGTATCATTGGAACTAAATAAATACCTTCATCACCCTGTGTTGTTATACTAGAACCTGGTGCAACACCAACAGCTATGTTTGCTGTAGCTGTATTACCGTTTGAAATACCATCATTAGCTCTATATGTAAATGAATCTGTAAGTGTACTAGAGTTATTATGCGTATAAGTACCACCAGCGTTGTTTACTCCACTTAAACTACCAACACTAGGGTTTGCTACTATAGAGTGAGTTAATGTATCGTTTTCAGCATCTGTAGAGCTAAATGAAAATACCTTACTACCACCCTTGTTTACAGCTATTGATATGTTAGATGATACTGGAGCTGTGTTTGTTATTGTTATACTAACAGTAGCTGTATTACCATCTTCAAGACCATCATTAGCTTTATACTGAAAAGTATCACTTAACGTAGTACTACCATTATTTGTATATGTAACAACATCACCATTTAATGATATTGTACCAGTGCTACTTGATAAACCACCAACTAAAGCATGTGTTAAAGTATCGTTATTGTAATCAGTAGATGATAAAGTTACTGTTCCACTAGCGTTTCTTGCTACAGTTAAAGACAGAGCAGAAGAAACAGGAGCTGTATTAATTATATTATCAGCTAAAAATGAACTAACTACAGAGCTAGTTTCTGTGGTATAAACACTTAAGTTTCCAGTTAAAGTTATAGTATTAGTACCGTTGCCTGTTATAACTATATCTTCTATGTCAAAATCTATACCACCATTTGAAGTAGGATCTGTGTTATCAAAATCAGTAGGAAACTCAGGTGTTGTATCTCTTAAATGTAAGTTTTTACCCGATGTACCTGTAGCAACTATAGATATAGCCTTAATTAGATTGCTTTCACCAGTGTTAGGGTTTTGATAATCAGAGTTAGGTGTTAAAGAATGAGGCCCGCAATTAGTATAACCAAAGCTGAAATCTTGACTAGAAGACTCAGCATCTATAGTTATAGATATTGGCGCTACTTGTGATAAAGATAACGTAAAAGGTGTGTTGTCAGTATCTACGTTTTGCGTGGTTAACGTTGTAGTACCATCACCTGCCACAGATATGTTATAAGTATCACCAGAGCTAGCTGTAGGATATATAATGTCTTTTTGAAACACGCCAGTTGAACCTATAGAACCTGTATCTGATGTTGCTGCACTTGTAAAAGTGTCTGTTGTAAAATCATACGTAAAGCTATCGCTTGTTCTAGCTACTGTTATAGCGTAATTAGAGTCTGTAGTTGTAGATGTTACTGTTAATGGTCTAGTTGTTCCGCCAGAAAAAGAATTTGTTGCAGTAGACGCGTTAGTTATCAATCTATTTATAGTAGGTAATTGAACTGCAGCTAAAGTTAAACTTATAGTGTGACCTGTCTGATCAACTGATGGGTAAGTATAAGATATAGTTACTGTCACAGCTGTTAAATTATTATCTGAATCATAAACTCTATTGCCGTTAGATATACTATATTTATTATTATAAGAACCAGCCGATATTGTTACTGTAGGATCTGATGTAAAATAATAACCTGAGCTAGCTGTAAATGTTTTTGTTAAAACAACTTCTGTTTCACCTTCAAAACCTGAATTAGTATAAGAACCTGTCTCTGATGTTACATCTGTGTTCGTACCTGAATAAGTAAATGTACCTGATACAGATATAGGTTTTAGTCGAGCTAAAATTGCAGCACCATCAACATCTATTGTAAATGTTTCATCTGTTGTTCCAACTACATAACTATCATCTAAATCACATGTTATACTAACTGTATTGTTAGCTGCGTAAGCTGTAGCTGTGTTAGCTTTTGTTATTGTTGATATACCTGTAGGCGGTGATGCTATTGTAAAATCAGACTCACTTAACACGTAGCCAGCGTCAGGTGTTATTGTTAGCACAATATTAGATGTACTACCTATAGCAGCGCTTGCCCCTACGACTATCGATCCTTGATTTATACTACAATTTGTTAATGCCATGTTTAATCGTTATTTTCAACTACTGTTATTGTTATTTGTGTAGGTGCAGTATCACCAGATATAGCGTTTAATTGACCTATACCTTGTACACTAAACTCTGATGTATCTAAGTTAGATAATGTTGTGGCTGTTCCATGTATATAATTGAACCACTTGCCTTCTTTTTCTTTAAACTCTTTTACGTAACCAGACTGCATATCTGTTTCTACACTACTAGCATACCAACCATTGACAGTTTGATTATTATAATACTCTGAATCTGTTAAATTTTGCTGCCAGTAAGCTTGTGTACCTTCGTAATTTAAAGTTTTAAATGTTTTTATCATATCTGGCATTTCATTAAAAACTACTTTAACCTTACTATTATACTGTACACCGTAATAGTTGTTTCTTGTTTCGTTATCATGCTGCCATATTTCACCGTTTTTAAACGTGTAAAACTCATCATTTATAGATACACCTTGTTCTGGTATATATGACACAAAACTAGTCCAGCCTTGAACTTCTTCTTTAAAGTTTAATGTTTCAGCTTCAACTTGTTGATAACCTGGTTTTCTGTATAAAGATAAGCTATAAACACCTTGATTAGCATCAAAACTTCCTATAGCTTTTTGCATGTTAGCTAGTGTATCACCAAAGTAATCACTCATACCGTAGCTAGATATAGGTGTTATACCGTCCATAGATAATCTAAGAACAGCTCCTCTTGCTTTATCTGTAAAATAAGCTCTATAACCATCATAAGCAAAACTTTCCGGATTTTTACTTATACCAAACTCACCAAAAGTTGGTGGTATAATAGCTTGACCAAGAACAGCGTTTGATGCTGTTAAGTTAGCATTACCATCTGCATTAAATAAAGCATCTTTATTAGCTAGTATTTTAACAACTTTGTCTTCACATAAAGCTAATATATCTGTACCCCTAACATGCAGTTTTTGTATGCTACCATACTCTGGATTTAAATCTTTTGTTATCTTATCTGCTTGTATAAATTGATTAGTACCATTTAAACCAGATGTAGAATTATATATTTGTGAGTATATTAAACCGCTTTTTCTTCTTTCTTGCTTATATTGCTCTGCTAATGGAGCAGATGCTTTAACACCTTTAGATATTGTAGGTGCATTAAAGTCGTCTCTAATTCTATTTGACTCTACACCATTACCAAAACTGTAGCAGTTAAAGTAATCTAAACTTTGTTCTAAACCATGAACATTTATAGGAAAAGCACTACTAGCTTCATAATATATATCTAATGCAACCTGCTCTTTTGGCTCAGTTTCCCATATGGCTGGATTTTTAGTTCTAAATGCCTGTGATTCGTATTCTTCTAAAACTTCTATAACTTCTGATCTAAAACCACTAGAGTTTGGAAAACCATCTGTAAATAAATCCCAGTCTTGAACGGCTTTATCAAGTTTTAATATAAACAACCTTCTTTTGTTTCTAGCCCAACCATCATCACCATTTGATAGCTTTCTGTTGAAGTTTCTAACAGACCTGTGTGCTACTTTTTTAATGGTGTAAACGTTCCCATTTGGATCGTTTGAAAATCTAATTTTAGTACCATTAGTTAATATACCATCTAAAAAATCTCTATATATACCGTTACTTCTACTTCTTATACTCGTTACGCTTCTTTCTCTACTAAAACCTATACATATAGTATCTCTACCTATTTTTATTGGCTGAGTTCTAAGTGTGTTTGATGACGAGTTCCATGCGCTTTTACTATTTAAGCTACTAGCCCAAGACAAACCAGCGCCAGGACCAGATAGATCGTTTTTAAAAGAATAGATTTTACAGTTACTAAAACACCAACCTAGTTTTCTAGGTGAATCAGTAGAGTTTGAATCCCAATCACTGTGACTGTTATTAGAACTTGTAGTTCCACCACAGTCAAAACCATTTCTTGTAATACTAGTTGTAGCCGTGTCAACTATTGAGTAGTTTTCTGTAGCATTAGCATTAACTATATACTCCATAAGTGAAGCATCTTTGTATACTTTTACAAAAAACCTACCCGTAAATTCAGCTTTATTTTTTGTTCTTGTTTGGGCTATTTCATAACCTATACCGTTAACAGCAGAACTAGCAGTACCATCTGGAAAAAATTGAGCTACGTCTTGTTCTAGTCTTTCTGCTAAATTAATTCTTAGTGTTCGAAGTTTACTACCATTTAATGGTTCTCGCATAGCTAAATTAGCTATATCATACCATTTGGATCTTCGGCCAGAAGCAACTATTCTAATGCAAAGATCTGATGTTGACAATATTTCAGAATTTTCTCCAAACTGATCCTCAAAACCAACACCACCTCTACCGCTATCAACATCAAAAAACATAGCTTCAGGTTTAGGTATATTCTCTTTAACACTTGCTTCAGGGGAAGGTATACCTTCATCACAAACACCAAAAGATGCTTTTACTTCTTTCAGCTCTGTAGGTGCTTCGTTTGATATATCTATTATCTTGTATTTAGCAGAATCTACAACAAGATCATCGCCATCATGGGTTTTCTTAAGTATTAAAAAAGTTTCTTCATCAACTTTATTTCTTTCAGATGATGGGAAACTTAACCACACATTGCCATCTTCTGCATCATACCATCTATCTTGAGCTAAATTATAGTATTGATTATTAGCGTCTTTTATAAAATACTTGAAAGATTGAGCAAACGTAGGCACGTTGCTATTTATTTTTACTTTTAATTTATTATAATTTTCAGCATCAGCTTTAGGTATAAATAAACCTCCTGAATCACTAGTTTGCACGGGCGTTTCTCTACCAAACTTATCTCTATAAACAACACCTATTTGATAATTTCTTTGTGATTTGATTGATTTACCAGCTGGTGTAAACTCTGCATCAGAAAAATCAGCTGGATTTAAAAACCCTATTGGATCTGTTTGCATTTCAAACTCTGGCTTTATTATTGTATTACCAGAATCAACCATGTTAAAGTTTTGTAAATAATTACCATAAACTATTCTATTAGCAACTAGCTCTTGAGATTTAGCTTTTAAAGGTACGTTATCCCATGGTCTTAATAGCTGCATAGAAGGTAGTATTTTGTGTATTATTTCTGAAGTAACATCAAAAGAGTTTGATGCCCACTCAGCGTCTTCAACCGTAAATGTTTCTACACTATATACATTAGTACTTATGTCTTTTTTAAATAACAGTTCAACTTCTTCAACCTGATTAGGTATAACGTTGGGTCTAAAGCCTGATACTGTTAGTTTTCTTAGTTGATTAACCATACCAGTGTTAAAACCTCTAGCTGGATCATATTCAAATTTGTCAGTTAAAAAAGCAACTTGTGAAAAAGGTGAAAAAGGAGTGTACTCACCGTCTTTGTATTTGTATCTATAAGCAAACCTTACGAAATCTTTTTCAAACAAAGCGTCTGGCTGTAATAACTTAAACGACCAAATAGAAGATCCAGAAGGTAAATCAGGCGCTATAGATGATAATTTTAATGTAGCGCTATAAGAAGTTATGTTAAATACTTTCCAGCTAGCAGCGTACTCATCTTCAAAAACATCACCATCAGTACCACCAGAAGATATAATTGTATCACCAACTTGCCAACCTAAACCTTGTACATATACAGTATATGAATCTCCAGGCTCTCTATATTCTGTACCAGAATAAGGGTTAAAAGTAAAAGAAGTTTGTATAATCATAGGTGTACCATCAGAGTTTATTCTTGAGGTATTATACATTGTTAAACTTGGTGCTGTTTCTGGAGCTGGCTTTATAACAACAACGTCTGCTTCTTGAAAATTATAAGCTGTACCTGATTGATTTGTTAATTGAGTATGTGTAGTGAAGTTTGTTGAGCCGTCTTTGAATTTTTGTATATTAATAACTTTTGGCTCTGAATTATCATCAGTGAAGAAAAGTAAACCATCTATAATGTTTATACCAGTTATAAGTAAGTTTTTATTAAACTGTAAAACATCGTTAGTGTCTACTAGTATAGGTGTTACTGTTTTTGTGTTTGTTTCATACTCAGCTATAACATGCGTTGAGTTGTTAGTTACAAACCAGTATATTTTATCGTGTTCTTGATCATCTATAACACCAATACATTTTGCGCTAGAAAGCGATATACTACTTCTAACTTGATTACCAAGCACGTTTTGTAAAGCGCCAACATCATCACCTTCTGAAGTTGCCACCTGTACATTTAATGCGTCTCTATATTCACCATTAGGAACTAATCTCTCGTCCAGGTCTTTATTCATTTTACCTGCACGAAAGTGGTGCTTAATTTCTGGCATATTTTAGTGTTTTATCTGTTTAGATTTACCTCTCATTACCTGAGCTAACTCTTCCATTTTTAAACTAGATAATCTAAGTTTAGCTTGTCTAATGGCTGCAAATCTTTCTTTTTTAAATCTTGCTACAAGATATTCTGGCACGTTCATTCTAGTCGACAATATAGCGTGAGCTATGTATTTGTACATTGCTTCTTCAGCGAATTTATGTACAACCATCTCTTCTTCAGTGCCTAAGCTGTCGCTTATATATTTGAGAGTTATAATTTTACCAGTTAAATCACTGCTAAAGTATATTCTACCTCTTGCTGGGTCAATATAAAACAGACCGTTTGATTGTGTTGTTTCTGGATTTAAACCAAATCTTCTACCAGCATCTGTTAAATGATCATATATGTTAGCATGTACATCTTCTGATGATGTTGTTTCTACATCTTGAAATGCTAACCACGTGTTTGAATCTTGCGCCTTTAATAACTCTTCATCTTGATTATACGTGTAATCATATTGATCATCTTGTAGTAAAGGTGAAGGGTTACTAGTGTTTCTAGTTGGGTATATAATGTGTTCTATACCATCATCGTCCTTCCAAGTTAACTTTACATAATTAACGTAATCATGAGGCATTCTCATTGATAATGATGGTGGTAGTTCTATTTCTTGAGATTTAATACTTTTAAATGTATCATAGCTTAGTTCTTGTAAACCTCGCTGTGCATGAAAAGCTACATCAGCTCTTTTTACTTTTGTTATCAACTTTTCGTTACCTACATAAGAAATTATAAAGTTATTTACAATATCATCTAACTCTATAAACTGGTAGTTACCTAAGTTTTCATCAAAGTTTATTTGCTGTACTACTATTAAAGCACCAGCTGCTGGAGCTGTATCAAACGTTATAACACCTGTTGAATTATTATAAGGTGTTGCATCGTACAAAGTCTGACTAACTTGTTGGTTGTTTATAAACACTATAAACAAACCCGCGTCAGTTGGCAACGGGTTAAACAACAGAGTAAACTCTGTAGTTGATCCATCACCAGTAAATGACTGAGCATTGTCGTAATATCTTTGTTGCGTTCCTGTAAATAGTGGCATATCTTATTGTTTTTCTTGTTGTTCGTTTTTAACGTCTTCTTGAGCAGCTATTTGATAAAGCCCAGGATCTTTCATTTGTATACCAGCTAAAGCTAATATTTTTATAACAAGTTCAGTTTCTTCAGATTCATGCAATTCAAAGTCTACAGAAACAGTAGAGTTATATAAAGCTTTATCGTTAACAACAGTATAAGCCCACTGAACAGTAGTGGGTCTTGCTATATAGTTACATATAACAGTAGCGTTATTATCTATTGTTGTAGGATATATTTGTATTCTACGTTCTCTATCAGTGGTTGTACCACCGCTATTTCTTACGTAAACAGGTCTACTAGTTGTAGGTGCTGTTAGTGGCGAGTTTAGTATATGGAATATTTCGTTTTGAGGTATTAACTCTATTTCAACATATTTACCACATTTGTTTGTATATAGTTCACCTAATCTATAATAATCAGGTAATGTACCTTCACCTGCTACAGTTGTAGACATAGTTACAGTTTGCCTGTATTTTTCAAAGTGATCTATTTTTTCTCCTAACAAATCAATCATGTCAGAGTAAGTTGTATCATTTGTAGGTGTTCTCAAAAAAGCATTTTGATCATAAAAATATTGCTCAAAAATATCCATTTGAGCTTGATTAGCAAAAAGATTAAACTCTTGAGGTGTTATATAACCTCTTTGTTCTTTGTTTGCTATAGCTAATACTCTTTGATATACCGTATCTATACTTACTGCCATATTTTTTTATTTTATAGTAATTAAGCCGCATATAGCGGCTCAACCACTATTATGCATACTATTTTATTTTCTTTTGTATACTTTCTAAAACTTGCATACCATCGTCTGTTTTAAACCAAGACGCTAGCGCTGAGTAAGGTTGTTCATCAAAAGGAACAGCCATTAGTTTTTTACCATTTGAAGCCCAAACAAATTTATTATCTTTTAAAGATATAATACCATCTTCAACAGCTTTAATACCTAAGCTTCTCAAATGTGTATCATCATCTGCCATTAACTTTAAAAACAAACTAGGGTTTCTTCTAGCAAATAATATAACATCTCTTTTAATTTCTTTTGATGTCATGTTTTTAACATCACCTCCAATTTCAACTCTCAATACTGCTTCAGCTTCATCAAGACTCAACTCTGACGCAGTGTTTAAAGCTTCTAGTTCCATTTCAAAATAATTTAAATCTAAACTAGCTTCTTTAACTTCGTCTTTTTCAAAATAAAGTTTATTTTTTGAAGGGTGATATAGTGATAGAAGTTTTTGTAAAGCAACTCTTTGCTTTGGAACCATTAAACTTCCATTTCTAAAAAATATATGTCCTAACGTAGCTGGACCTTTTTGTTCATCAACAAAAGGTGAGTTTTGGTTAGTAGCATATCTTAATTCTCTTTGTATACCTTTTTCTTCGTCAAACCAAAGTAGTGATTTTGCTCTACTGTGTTTTGCAGGTAACGTAAATAGTAAAGGTGATTTATTACCTTTTAATATATAAACTCGGTCTTTAATTTCCCAATTTTCCATGATATAATATAATTTAATAATTAAAAATAAAGGTATATGGGCGCCGAAGCGCCCGTTACCTTATGAATGATGATTAGTCACTGTCTCCAGTTGCACCGTCAGCATCTTTGAATAGAATAAAGTTGTTAGCAGCTTGAACACATAAACATCTTTCTGATAAGAAGTGTACGTTCATAGCATCCTCGTCACTTGTATAGTTTCCACCAACTGATCCTGTGATCCAAGATTTCATTCTTCTGTCATCAGCTTCTGAAGCTCTATATCTAACATGTAAGAATGGTCTCTTGATATTTTTACCAAGAATCTGGTCGTAAACTGTACTTGTTCCAGCAGGAACTAACACACCTTGTACGTCTCCAACTAAACCTCTAGTAGTACCATCGTTTAGATATTTCCAGTCAGACTTATAGAAGTCATAAGAACCTCTTCTAAATCCTGAGAAACCTAAATTAAGTGCCATATCTTCAGAGTTGTCAAATACACCATAAGATGTACCGCCAGTTCCGTAAGAATTTTGCTTAGCAAGCATATTATCGATAGCTAAAGATGTTCCTCTGTTTAAGAATAACATGTTTTCTTCGATAGAACCTTGCTTATCAAGTTCTTGTAAGATAATATCAAACTCTACTAAACCTTCACCTGTGTTGTTTGATCCAGTTTCGCCAAAGTCAGGGTTGTTGAAAACTAGTCCTCTGTCACTGATAGCAGCAAATAAACCTTCAGTACCGTGTAGACCTGTACCCGCGCCACCACCGTTAGCAGTGCCTAGGAAAGAGTCCATTTGGCTTCCTGAAACTTTTTCAGCTTCAATCATTGCCATTTCTAGTTGATCTTCAAATCTAATTCTTGCTTCGTGCTCAGATTTTAAGTACCACAAGTATCCACCAGTTCCAGCTTCAGTAGTTACTTCTACCCAGCCGATGCTAGCAGTGTCAGATCCGTTGATGCTGTACTTGTCTCTTAAGATGATAGGCTTGTTACTAAAAGTAGTAAAGTCAGCATCTTTAGAAGATCCAGCGTTTTCAGATCCTTTTTTATACTCAGTACCGTATACAAACACTTTCAAACCAGTTGTGCTATTAGGAATACCAGCTACTTGTAAGTTAGCAGCAGCATAAGGAATAACATTTACACCGTTTGATACAGAACCACTTGCAGAAACTACTACAGCTTTTACAGCAGCACCTGAACCATCATAAATAACGATAGTATCATGTGGGCTAACTAAGCCAGCTTTTGTAGCGTCATCAAAAATCAATACGTTATCAGTTGAGTCTGATCCTACAGAACAGTCATCAAATGCAACGTGAATTCTACCTTGCTCAGACCATACTACTGTGTCTGAAGCCATAGGCATTTCAGCTCCTACCATTTTTAAGAAACCTGAGATAGTTCTATTTCCGTATCTCTCTACTTCTTTCTCATAAACTTCTGGTAAAAACTGCTTCGCAAAATTATAATCATTACCCGCGATAGAAAGGTAATTTGACCCGTATAAATCTTTTACAGGTCTTGGAGTCAAATGCTGTAATGCAGCACCTGCACTCGAAAAACTTCCACTTGCCATTTTTTTTTAATTTTTAAATTTAACTTATTTTGTTTGTTCTAATTTTAAACTTATAGTCATCAGAACTATCACCAACCGGTCTTACGCTAAACCCAGAGTTGTTCACAGGTTTACTGTGTGTACCTCTTGGATCCATATCAACGTTTTTAGCTTTTGCTACACTTTCTTTTATAGCATCAGCTTTACCTTGCTCGTAAAAATGATTAGCAACCAAATCAGGATTCATTGCTGTAAAAAGTGATTTGTGATAACCATTAGCATCTGACATTTCATTGTTTTCGTTTAAGAACTTCTTAACGAAATTATTAATATCACCTTGGGTATCTCTTACCTTTTCAGCATCCTTAACGTTAAATCTATATTTTTTATCGCCGACAGAATATTCAAAACCTTTGAAGTTATCGTTGAAAACGCTATTAGTTTTCTGCTTAAAAATAGATGATTGACGTTCCTGCATTTTGTTAGTTTCTTCTAACTCTTTGTTATACCTACTAAAGAACTCAACTGCTTTCTGTTGCTCAGGGAGTAACTTACTACCAGCTTTGATCTCGTCGTAGTATTTAGACTTTAACCCGTCTAAGTGGTTTTTAGCATTCGCAACTTGCTCTTTTAATGCCAATTTTTTTCTTTTAATTTCTCTATCTGAATCTTCATCTTCATTTACAGAAAACTCATCTTCAATTAAGAAATTAATCTCATCAACGTTTAGATGTGGTTTAGATGATTTATAGTATTCATATAGTAAATCTTTATCTTCAAGACCACTATAATCTTGATTTAATCTTACATAATCTTCTAAACTTCCACCGGTTTCATTTATAAAGTCTACAACTTTTTGTATGTTTTCCGGTAATGGTTCACCAGTTTCTTGAGCTTCAGCTATTGCTTCTTCTACTTCTTCTTGTACCTCTTCAACTTGTTCTTGAACTTGTTCTTCGGTAACTTCTTCTAAAACTGGAACCTCTTCTTCAACTTGCTCTTCAGTAACTTCTTCAGTAACCTCTTCAACTTGTTGCTCTTGTTCTTGCTCAGCAACTGGTTCTTCAGCAACTTCTTCTTGTTGCTCTGGATTAGGTATCTTATTAAGATCTACTTTATAAGTACCGTCTTCTTGAAAACCAGTTTCTGGCTTTTGTTCTTCTTGTTGTTCTACTTTTTCTTCAACAACTTCTTCTTGAACATTTTCTTGTTCTTGATTCTCTGCCATAATATAATATTATAAAATTAAACAAATGTTTATCTAGGATCAAACTGATTTAACCCTACACCTCCACCTAATATATCATTACTTGACGATTCAAAGTTTTTAGGTGGTTTATTAGTTTTTCTTTGATCGATTAATTCAGACTGTTGACTAGCTTGTATTTTAGTACGCTTGTCTTTTCTGTCTTCTTTGTATTTTTCTTTAGCGTTAACTGTTTCAAGCTCCATACCTTTTAAACGCATGTTAATCATAAACTCATGATTCATTAACTCTTTTTTCAAATTAACTTCTTGCATTAATCTTTCTAACTCAAATTTACTTTTAGCTTGCTCTAATTGTAGTTTTTGTTGAGTTAATGCTTGTTGTTTTTCTACCTCTGCTTGAGCTGCAACTTGTTGAGCTTGAGCATTAGCTTGAGCTTGAGCTTGTATATTTTGTTGCTGAGCTGCTTGATCAGTCTCCATTTTCTTTTTACGTCTTATTTTCAAAAGCTGATTAGCTAACTTTACATTTTTAATTTCTCTTAAATCTATAGCATCTTCAAGATCTATAGTTTGTTGAGTCAATGCCATTTGTATATTATTCTCTAGCATTTGCTTTTGTTCTTCATCTGGTGCTAGCTCTATAAATATACCAAAATCATATAAATGTAGTTCAGTTAGTTCATCAAGTGTAGCTACATTATGCGTACCGATGCTTTGGATAAATGCGTTTTTAGTCGGTGAATATTCTAATATGTCTGATATTCTTAATGAAACTTTTTCTGCAGTTTCAGCTGTTAAGAATAAACCACTTTGTAGTATATGTCTTGTAGCTGTATTACTGTTCGCTGCTGCTATTTTTTGAACACCAACTAACGAGTCTTTTGAAGGTGTGCTAGCATCTCTAGCTTCATTTAATCCGGTCACGTCTCTTATCATTTGTAGATAATAGTTATACGTACCTATCAAGCTTTGCATTTTAGCACTACCAGCACTGTTTTGTATTTCTTGAATAGGTATTTTACCTGGATTCATATCACCATCAGATGTAAATGATCTACCAATAATACTACCAGTTTGGAAGAACATATTTAATGCTTCTTGTGGATTATAGTTTGTACCATTACCTAAATCAATTTCAGCTAAACCATCAGCATCTAAATAAACACCATCTGGCACTAATCTAGACATTACTTGCTGTAGCTTTAAGTGAGTTAGCTGTATCATATCAGCAAAACCAGTTATTCTACCTACTAAACTTTCTATACGACCCTTATACATTCTAGGCGCACATATACTATAATTCATTTGAACTTTAGTGTAATCACTTTTTGGCCTTAGCATGTTTTTAGCTAATCCCCACTGTAACATTATTTCAGTACCTAAAACTAAAGCACCTTCATATAATACTTCTATTGATTTTTCTAGTTTACCAAATCTTTGTTCTAACGCATCATTAATAACTGGGTTCCAGTCACCTTCTTTAACTATAATTTTACTAGCACCAGTTGCAGTTTCTTTTACTTTATAAACCTCATTAGCGTAGGTTTTGTAATTAAAATATAAAATCTGTACTTGGTTTTTATCTAGTTGGTTTTGCTCTGTTAAACTTCTATTATAAAAGCCACTATTTTGAAAACCTTGACCAGTTATTTTTTCTAATTGATCTTGTGTAAGATTAGGAAAAGCTTTTTTAAGTTCGTTTACTGGTACACTTTTAACTTCACCTACATAATATATGTCATCAAAGTAAGGCGATTCAGTGTAAGAATAAACCAAATTAGCAGGATCTACATAATCTACTTTAATACCTTCTGCTTTTGAAAATGTTGTTTTAACACAACCTATACCTAAAACAGTTAAATCGTAATTAACTCTACGTCTAGTTAAATCATATTTATTACCGTTTAACACAACGTTTATAGCTTGCTCTTCTGCCAACTCTACAGCTTGTTTGTATGTAAGCTGCATATGTAGCTCTAATTCTTCTTGCGAGTCTGGTAGTTTCTCAGGGTCATTTTCAGTTATCTCTACACCAAAATTATCTTTAGCAAATTTAGATATATCTTTAGTTCTCATGTCTCTTAACACAGACTCCATATACTTAGTTCTCTTACTCATACCGTAAGGATCTTGTGTATATGTTTTTATATCAAAAGCTCTTTCAGATATACCGTTTACTACTATATCTACAAACTTAGGTATAATAGGTACTGGTTTCCAATCAAGATTAAGATACGATAAATCACCGTTAATTGATAATTCATCTTTATATTTTTGTATAGATTGTTCACCTCTAGCATATAGTCTTAATTTATGAAACTCTGTTTGATTACCAAAAAACCTGTTAGTGCCTGAGTCTCTTTTGAACCACTCGCTCTCAATGGCTTTAGCCACCTTGAGCCCGTAGTCATCACTCATTTTTTCTAAATCACTAACGATTTGACTTGGAAAGTATCCTTTAGTAACTGCCTCAGCCATATTAATTATTTATTAGTTTTGATCTTACACCAGAATTTTTGTATCTAGCAAAGTTTAAATTCAATTTTTGTTTTTGCACTTCAGCATTAGGTCTATATAAATGTCTATTACAAGCCATTATAGCCAAACCAGAGCTTATTGATGCATCGTATTTTGTTCTATTGTTTATGTCAAACTTAGCCCAATCTTGCAAAGTTTCATTGAAATATATATTACCAGCATCGCCATCGTGTTTTAAACCAACATGATCCTGTATGTACATTTCAATTGCAGCAGCATGCGCTTGTTTAACATCTTCGCTAGAGTTTGGTATACCACCAACTTCTTTTTCTGCTGTAGATAATTTGTTCCAAACCTTATCAGGTCTGTTCATGGAGTAACCTCTGTAACCACGTCTTCTTAAATAATACAACAATCTAGGTTTGTTGTTTTCAGCTAATAACGGCATTCCATAAAAATGCAAAGCCATTAATACATCTTCAAAAAACATATCAGCTGTATCAGGTCTAGCTATGTACTCTAAAAAGAAATGATTAGGAGGTACGTCCTCCATACTAAATTTTGTTAAACCATGCAAAGCACCTTTGGAACCTTTACCGTCAACAGTACCTGATATATCGTAACTGTCGCAACCGAAAGCACCTAAATGTTCGTTGCCTGGGTATTTTTTACCGTTTTTAATTATAACGTTATTTTGTAATCTACTGGGTGGAAACCAACTAACGTTAAATCTACCATTTTGATTTGGATAAAATATAACTGTTTTGTCTTTAACACCGTTTAACCATTGAAAACTACCTCTTGTTACTGAGTTTTCATTATTTAACTCTTCGTTATAATCTATTTGCTCGTATATTTTTGATAAATTAAATATACTATTTTTTGTTTCGTCTCTGAAAGCGTGTTCTTCAGTTCTAGGAAACTGTCTATAAAATTCATTTAAAGCGTCTCCGTCGTTTTTTAAACCATCAACTTCATTTTGCCAATGCTCTAATATACCAGTATCTATGATCTCCCCATAAGGCCCTTCAATTTCTGTCTCTGGCGTTTCGAATACAGGTAATCCAAAAGAATCAATGAATCCTTCGTAGTTCCATTCCATAGGTATGAACAAGCTATATAGTCCTGAGCTAGTCTGTCCATTGCGGTTTCGTTTTGTGACATCTGAATCTTTATAAAGTTTCTTAAAATTATCACCTCCTTTATCTAACGCGTTTGATGTTGATCCCATCATACACTTACCTATAACTCTACTACCTAATCTAAGTGTTGTTTTAGTAACGCGCCAATTGTTTAAGATGTTGTTGGGTCTTTCCCATTTACCACTTTCATCATGAACTAATAGTTTTAATTTTTCACCATCATAACTATTATCACCAGTGTTCTTCCAGTCTATCGTGGTATCGAGTCCAGTAAGTTCTTCGGGCCGATCAGTCGTGGACGTGATGTTCCTTCTTGTGAGTTTGGACGCTGGTACTCTATATGCCAACTCTGTTTTGGGACGATCCATTCCGTCTTGTATCGGTTTGAAAAAGAACGGATAATTGACCGATATTGGTACGACTTTATCTGTGAACATTTTTTTGGCATCCGGTCCAGATTTGGACAATATGCCGAATCGTGAATCGGAACTAATAGTTGCTTGATTAACAACTTCTCCTGATGCCATAAACGAAAATCCTGATCTACGATTTTTAAGATAGCACATACCATAACTCCTTCTGTCTGCTTTGCAAGCTTCCCAGAATATATAGAATAATCTGTTTGCTTCCCTAAAGTCTGGTTTGCCAACGTCAATTTTACTCCACTGCAAGTACATATAGTGAGTGCCAGTAATATAAGTAGGAACACCTTTGTTGTAAAACCAAAAACCTTCCTCACGTTTTTTAAATTCGTTTTCAATGTAATCTATGTATTTACTTTTAAAATCACTTGGATACTCTTTCCAATCAAATATAGTTTTTATTCTACTTAATTCTTTTGGATATTCAGTTACTTGCCATTTGTCACCCTCAAACTTATAAACATCTTTAGGTACTTTAGGTAATGCGATCTTTAAATTTTGTATTTCAAGAATATCACCTATCATACCTGTTTTGCTAATTACAATAATATCATTTTCTTTATTGTAACCGTACTCCCACTTTTTAGACTTATTAAGTCTTTTTATGGTATTTATTTTTACAGGTTCTACAACCTTATATAGCTCTTGCTGATACATTATTTAGATTTTCTTTCAGCAAAACCAGAAAAAGACTTTTGTTTCTTTTCTTCTTTAACTACACCATTAAGCATATCTTCTTCGTCTTTTATTCTGTTTAAAATTTCGAAGGCATCGAATATGGCTAGTTTTTTAGTAGCAGCAGCGTTCTTGAGTCTGTCGGCTGACACGTCATCTTCTGTTTCAACGATAGGTTCTTTTGCAACTTTAATAAGCTCTTTAACCGCTTCATGTCCAGCTTGGATTATACTCTTTTTCGTCTCCTTGATATTCATACTTTATAGTTAAATTTTTAGATCTAACTCTATAAAGTCTTTCTCCATTTATAACAAATTCGTATTCGCTAGTAGGTGTAAAACCTACAAGATCACCTTCGTTAACACCTGTCAACTCAGGATCTTTATGCTTTAAAATACCTTTTAATGGTTTTTCTTTATTTAGACTAAATATATTATTAGATTCTATTGGCTTTACAAAACAGTAACCTTTTGTAGGTATCCATTTTACTATTTTTTTATAAGCGAAAATTTGATCAGGAGAGCACAAATAATTGTTATCGTTAATATATGCCCTTCCGTTTTTTTCGTCTCCTCTAATGTCATGATAACGCCTAAAAACGTTATGATGTACAACAACTTCATCACCAACACATATTAAGCTATTATCACTTTGCTTTGGAGTTGCTTTTACAACAGCTATTCTGTTTACGTTTTGATGTGTAAATATTTGAGTATTGGTTATAAGCTCTACACCATCAATATCTTTTTTATTATTGTACCTTTCATTATTATAAGGTTCAACAATATAATCAAATATACTTTGCATTAATACTCTAAGTTATATTCTACAGATACAGCCATGTTTTTATTAAAATCTTTCCAAGGCAATATCTCGTTGTTTTTAGATATATAAACACTAAACTTATCGTTTTCTTCTATTATACTGTCTATAATATGACCACCATACACTTCCTGACCTACAGAATAGTGCATGGCGTCATTTTTATAGTCTTTACCAACACTAATCTTTCTGATCAGTTTCATTTTCCATTTCTTTAATAGTACCATCAACGACACTAATACTTACCCTACCATACTCTTCTTCAAGTTCTACTTGAAATTCGTTTAGTTCTTTTTTGAAACCAGGTAGCATACCAATGATTTCATACTTTTGAGCTTCAAGTCTACCTAATTGAGTTTCAGCTGAGTTAATTTGATTAACTAAACCTTGCAATTTAGTTAATTGTTCGTCTTTGATTTTTAAATCTTTAGTTTTTGCCATTTTATTAAATTTAAATTAAACTTTATTTTACTTTTATATTATTACGCTATTTACACTTTTTTTAACTATTACGAGAACACTATAGATCTTGTAGCGCCAGAGCTAGTTCCAAACGGATTAGAATATACAAACTTATACTTTTGGCTACCTGAAGTAGTAAAGCTTGATGAGCTACCTTGATTTTGACCATTTATAGATAGCTGATTCCATGTAGGTGGTGTACCGTAAAAATAGATTCTTAAATAATTACTGTTTTGGTAATACATAGCTGTGATTGTTGCATAACTATTTACAACTAAATTCATACTAGCGCTTCCCATGTTTGGAAAAGACAAGCTAGAATAACCATAAAAATAAGAGCTATATATATTATCTACACCAACGGTTATAGTACCACTTAATAAAGTACTTGTTTCATCGTGATTATAACTATAGAACTCCGACATAGCGTGTGGAGATGATCCATTAGGTCTGTTAGCGCTTATGTTAGCAGTGTTTATTGTGCTCACTATACCAGTGGACATTGCGTATAAACTTAAGCTACTATAGC